ACGTAACCGTCTCGACCTCGATGACCCGGTGTCTCGGCGATTCTGCTGATCTTGACGAGAGCCATACAGACCGCGACTTGATCCGGTGGTATTGGGATACCCAGATAAGCAGACCAAAGATCGGCGATGCGTCGATGATTGATATATGGGTGACCGTAAACCTTTCCTCGTTCACCTCGGATGAAACCTGCTTCATCGAGAATGCTTTGTGGGTTGATTGCCTTCGGCGAATCGTTTTCCATCTTGCCAACCTTTCCAGTAGAAGTTTTCGGTGATTGCGGTGTAAAGCAAACCCAGAATGGGAATGCTGATAAGTGCGATTATGTAATAAATGGCTATTGGATCAAAACCAACGGCGGTCATCGAAACAACCTCATCAAACGACCCCAAACAATCAAAATCTCGTTTGGTTCGGTCAGTTCGCCGTCTAATACGGCTCTATCTACAACTTTTTGGGCATCGTCGAGATGAGGATATTTTGCTTTCAATCTTTCTGCTTCGGATTTTGCCCATTCGACTGTTACTTTTGTTTTCATGATTTCTGCCTATCCCGGGAACCGTTCCCGACATGGCAGACGCTACGCCGATTCAGCCGTCAATCAACCGCCCATCGGCGTGTCGTTGATAACGATTTCATAACAAAATCGCTGGCGGCATCCCAGTCGTCAATATGGTCATCGATGGTGCGGATGATCGGGACGATCTCATCCATAAATCTTCCCCTCGACCACGAAGGAGCCATCACGCTCAATCGGCACGAATACAGGCGTCACCCGGTTCTTATGCTCGTAAATCAGCCCAAACCCCTGCTGCCAGTTGCCTGATCCACCCTTGAGATACTTGGCGTCACGGAAGTTCATCAGGTTTCCGACCTCAAAACCCCACAGAATACCCCCTAAAACGCCTCCAGAAGCCTGTGTGAGCCCCGAAAGCCCTGCCCTATGGGTATGACCACAGACCACCGATTTTCCATGCCTTAGAGCCAATCCTAGAGCCGTTTGACCACCCTTCTGGGAAACGGCTCCCTCGTCGCCGTGAAGGACAATCCAACCCTTTGCCAACGGCATGGGATCTCGCCAGAACTTGATACCCAAATCCGGAAGCCCAAGCCAATTCTCGAACTGGAGTTCGGGCAAGGCTGCTAGGGCTGGAAGCCGGGTTTTGATGGAGTTATAGAGCCGGTCGGTGTGATTGCTTCTGACCATATCTGTGACGCGAAGGTCAAAGAGCACCGACTTAGTAATTTCACGGTCTCGATCGAGTGTGCCAGCGAATTCCCCTGCCAAGCCACGTTCCCATCGGGAGAGTTGAGGCAGATCAATTTCATCGCCGACAGTTGCCACTCGGTCGGGCTTCCATCGCTTGATAAATGCTGCGACGTTTTTGACGGCTTTTGAGTCATGATAAGGAACTTGGAGATCGCTGATAACAACGGTTCGCCTAATAATCTTCTTCTTCCTCGTCGTCATCGTCCTCAATCGGCTTCGATGGCGATAAGACCCAGTCTGGTAACGATTGATCGCAAAGCCAGCCCTGAATCGTTGCGTCGTCAAAACCTGCTCGCTTCATGGACTCAGTAACTTCGTAAAGACTGATTGCCCACAGATCGAGAGCGGTGATCGGTTTTGTTCTCTTAGCGGCTCGCTCTTTTGCGCGCAGGCTTGCGAGTTTTTGAGCCTTTGTCTTTCGAGCCATGAGAACCCCTTTCGGTGATAATGGTGGCATAGATGTCTGACTGTCTCGCCGTCAACACGCCGATCTCAGTTTCGAGACGATCCATCCGTGTGAATAGTTGATTGCCTATCTCTTGGACAAACTGGTGAACCGTCCATCGCAACGCGGCTACAAACGCACCAAGAATCCCGGTCAGACCAGCAATCAGTCCGACCCATTCGGCAGCCCTCACTTTTTGAAAGGCTTCGCGTATCCAAAGACACCGGCAACGACCGACCAAAGAACGGCTCGGTAGTCAAGATCAAAGTTCGTCGCCGCCCATGCGCTCAGGAATGCGCCTACTGCGAGAACTGCTGGATGTTTCATGTAATCGTTCACGATTCTCCTTAGATTGCGAAGTTACTTCGATCCCGATCACCCTTGCGAGTGAAACTGACGTGAATGTGTGTCTCATGAGGGTTCAAACCGGTGTAAGGACGCCACGCCCATTTCCGGATTTTCGATGCTATCCGACCCTTATGGATGACGTATTTGATCCGCTTATCTCCGGCTTTGGCAGCTTCGACGATGGCTAATGCGAGCATTCCAGACGCCTTTGAATGACCTAACCCGGCGTCGATGTCTATTGCCCTGACCACTCCGTTTCTTCGAGGTGTGTGATCAGACTTCTTAGAATGCTTCGAGTCAGCCACCCAACCGTCAGAACGACGGTCGCGGTTAGGATAACGATCGTCGATTTGCTCACGGAGTTGTCGTCCGGCATGGCAAAGCCACGGAGCCTTCCTCATCCAAGCAAGACCTTCGCTTCGTCCTCGGTCAAACCTAAACGCTCCAAGAGTTCGGCGCGCTTGGCAGCCTTCTCAGCCTCAGCTGCTACACGCTCAGCCTCAGCCGCCTCAAACGCGACTCGATCTGCCTCGCGCTGCGCCAATTCTTCTTCGGTCAGTTCGACTTCCTCAACCACACCGGTTGAGCAATCTACGACGAGTTTGGTGGTCATGTGTCTCCTTATGATTTCGATATGCCGTAAAGGACTGCGGTGCTATATTGTCCAAAATTGCCAGCCCCATTAGCAGCAAAAAGTTTGATTGAAGTAATTGCTGCGGTATTGCTCCACAAGTGCGCTCTCATCACCAAATCCGCACCTGTCGCGTTGTTTTCTGTTGCGCTTTCTGTGCTGAACGATTTATTGGTGTTTCCTGCGTAATTAGGGATATACATTTCATTCGAAGCGGCTGTATTCGCTGTGTATCCAGTTCCATTTGCCAATATTACATTGAGATTATCTGTTCGGCTTGCGCTATAGACACCGGAACCATCTCCACCAAGTTGCCTTTGTGAAAAATCGGAAGTTGAATTATTGAAAGAAATAGAACAGTTGTTTGTTCCACTTGTTGTGATTAGTGACCATTTGATAACCAGATCCGTATAAGTTGCCGGAATGCTGGTAAATTCAATATTAGCCGCCCCACCAGACCCAACGGTAACGCTGGCGATTTTCTTATATGTGACCGGCATGGCTACTCCGCTTTGATTCCGTAGAGGGTGAAGGTGGAACCTGAAGCGAACGAATCTGCTACATCCGTAAAAACATCAAGGTAATTGATAGCGGAAGTTGATCGCCATAATATGACCAAAACTTCAACGCCCGAATAAGTGCCATCACCTGGCGCAGTTCTACTATTTGAAATAAAAGTCTTATTTGTTGTTGTGTTTGAGTAATTCAAAAGATCTACCACGCTCATTTGTGGATGCGCTGTCGTGGCTGCTGTGTACCAAGACAATTTTCCGGAAGTTTGACTTGTTTCCCTTGCCGAGAATGGAGTCGCAGATAAAGCCCTCGCGCCTAGATTAGTGTGAGAATAATTAGAACCGCTGTCGATCGAACCATTACCGACTCGGATAAAAACATTGCGAGCGCTGGATGTTGTTTTCACATCATTGATGACCAATCTGAGGTCGGTGAAAGATTGGCTAATGTTTGTAAATGAAACGGTAGTTTGTGCGCTTGATAGCGTAGTCGTAGCAATATTCTCATAAGTCGCGGTCATGATCAGCCTCGGATTCCGTATAAAGCCATGTGAGTGTATTGCGTATAGGAACCGCCGCCGGCGGTGATTTGGATTGATGAAACCGCATTGTTGGATTGAAATAAACCTGACCCTAAAGTAACATGACCGCCATAACCTGCGGTTACGCCATTTATGTCTGCTCCGCCCAAAGCCCTGATTGTTTTGAATTTGTTGGTATCTTTGTAATCTAAAATGTCTATGACTCCGACGCCAAAATGATTTACAACTGTAGTTCCTAGAGAGTTGTTACCGATGCTCATATTTGTCTGACTTGATGATCCGGCGGCTCCCGCTGAAGCACCGTCTCCAACTATGTAATGAAACGAATAAGAAGATGTGCTGATGTTATTTATTCTCATTACAAGAGTATCAGTTCCGTAAGTTGTTCTAGTTGTTCTGGCAAAATATCGAATTTGAAGATGCTGAAAGGTTGATGGAATAGAAGTAAATTCAATAGTCGCCTGAGTTCCGGTCAGGGAAACCGTTTGGATAGACTCGAAATCGCCCTGCGGTGTAAATTTTGACGCAAGAATTCCCGGAATGAGAAGCATTAGATAATGTCTCCGACGACCAGCCAAGTATTAGCCGCAGTCTTGATACAGGACGCGGCTGCGTAACGGACTCGAAGTTGAGGTGATGCTGGGGTGGCTCCGGTTGAGTTCACGGTCGTTGTTCCCGGTGTGACTGCCTTGATGGTCGTTGCGCCGGTTCCGAGTTGAGTGACGTTGATGACGGATCCGATAGGAAAGTTCACGTTCGCGTCGGTCGGGATTTGAAAGTCATTAGCGGTCGAGACGTTCATTCGAACGAGTTTATTACGGTTATCGGTAAGGACTGCCGTGTAGGTTGCCGTCTGATCGTTGAGCGTTACTTTCGCCAGCGAGTCATCGAAGCCGTTGCCGATTGTGCGCATAGCAGACGCGCCATCTTTGACCAGATCCGTATCGTCGGGAAGGGTGATGCCGAGGATCGTAGTTGTTGCCATTAGTCGATTACTCCTGTCGCGTTCTGCCAAGTAAGTGTAGCATCTACGTCCGTCCATTCGAGCGTAGCGGTGACCTGATCCCAATCCTGCGCCACAGTCCAGAATTCAGTCGGGCTTAGGGTAAGGCTCAGAGAAAGTCCTGAAAGTGTCGATCGGAACGTCCAGCCTTCGACATAACCCACGAAGTTGCCAGAGTTGATATTGGCTGGCAGGTTAGCGATGGCGACCGGCATACCCATAAAAACGTTCAAAAGGCTATTCCGGTTTGAGTCGCTGATTTCGGGGTTTTGTAGGGCAAAGGTAATCGAGTCGAACTTGGCTTTAGGCGTCGATCGAAAGTTGACGAAGCGTTCCGCGACCAATTCAGCGTCTGGATCGTCATCGATGAGCGAGTTGATTGATCGAGCATAGAGCCCAAAATTATCGATAGACGTTTGGTCGGTGAATGTGTAAGACGTTCCAAAGTTGTTTTTGTAATTGATCACAAGATCGTTGACGATATCGCCCTGACGAGTCGTCGAACGAATACCGTCTGAAAGCGCGTCATTAGCGTCAAGATTGACGTAGCCATTGGCGACCAGATATTCCTGACGATGATTTGCGTCTCCGTAGGAAATCAAACCGTTAGCGTCCTCATAAAGATACCCGATGCCCGAATTCGCAAGATCTGAAACATAGGAATACATGTTGACCGGGTTGGCTGATCGGCTGATCATTTCGTATTCGCCCTCATCAATTTCGCCTATGCCGACGTTTTCGGCGTCCTCCCATGTAACGGTCGCGTCGTAGGAATTCCATGTTTCAGACGTTGCGACTTCATTCCACGAATTGGTCAAAAGGCTTTCGAGAATGGTTCGAATCTGAATGCCGTCAAAATCCTTACTCAACGAACCTTCCCAGACTGCGTTTTGAAGTTTGGCTAGGGCTCCGAGGGCATAGATGTCGATAACCGTGATTGCGCCTTCAGATCCGCTTCGTTCAACTCCCACGGCAATATCTGAGATGCGACCGCCAAAGATGGGAACGAATGTCGCAGTCGTATCTTTGACCTCGATGTTGATCGATGTATTGATCCCCCATGTGTAAACCTGATTGGTCAGGTTGAGGATTCGAATCGCTGCGTATCCTGCCTGAGCCTGCGAGTTCACGTCGGTTCGCCCAGAAGTTATTGAGAATCCGACTAAAGTGATGCCGGTAATTGTGTCGCCGTTAGCGCGGATACGGTATTCGGGAGTCCAAGCCGTCACGTTACGAGAACACCGCCCAAGAAGCCACCGCCGCCACCTGTGCCGCGTGACGCTGATTCTGTGAGGACTCTGGCGATCTGACGAGCCGTTGACTCAGAATCGATGGCTCCGTTGACCGTGATGTTATTCGTAACCGGAGCGACCGGAGCGGCTGCGGAAGCCGACGGAACACCTCGCTCGATCGCCCGGATACTTGGCGCGGACGGTGCGGTAACGCCTGCGCTTGGTGCGTTGATGGTAGGAATGTTAGGTAGTGCCGGGATTGCGTTATAGGCGCGGATAAGGGCATTGATGCCAGCGATTGCCACTTCAACCGTTGCTCGAATAAAGTCGGCTGCTTTGGCGACTATGTTGATGACGCCTTGAGCGATAACTCCGAGAGCCTTGAGCGCACCACCGAGAACCGTTCCGATGACCGGTGCGATGTAGGTTCGGATCAAATCTGCGAACTCGGTAAAGGACTCCTGATTGGCTGCGACTGCGTCACGAACTCGACGGAATATGCTAAGCGCACCTTCGAACACCGGCGTCAAGACGGTTTGAATGATTGTGACTACGCGTTCAATGTTGCCTGCCAGACCATTTCCGCTACCGAAATCCGCAGCGAACTTCTGAATAACCGGCACGATGCGATCGTTTACGAAACTAAGCAAACGCTCAAGAATTGGAAGCAAAGCGAACCCGATTGATTCTTTGGCTTCGTCCAAAACTATGTTGAGCCGATCTAAACGACCCTGAAAGGTATTCGCTGATGCGGCTGCTTGACCGGCGAAGGTTTGCCCTAATTTCGCCGTTATCTGCTCGAATGAGAGGGTTTTGACCTCGGCTGCGGTAAGACCTACACCGAGGCGAGTTAGACCGCCCAGATTGCCTTCCTGAGCCTTTGAAAGGGCTTCTGTGACCGCTTGTAGGCTTCGCCCTGTGCCTGCGCTAACGTCGAGCGCGATTGCTTGTAATTTCTGCGCTTTGGTCAAATCCCCGGTGGCTCGGACGAGACGATCGAGCGACGGACGTAGTTCATCGTCAGCGATACCCACCGCGACGGCGGTCGTCGAGATGTAATCCTCGGTCGCTTTGACTTGGGCTTCGGTTGCGCCGGTTACATTCTCAAGCGTTCGACGGAGCGACTCTTGAGCCTTCTGATCCTCGATTGCTGCTTTGACGCCATCGACGGCAAGTTTGGCGGCGTAGGCTCCGGCTGCTGCCGCAGCTGCGGCGAATGCTAGGGCTGCCTTCTTGCCGAAGTCTGCGACCTTAGATCCGAAGGATTGGACTTCCTTCTCGCCCTTACCTAGTTGCTTTTTGAGGTTATCAACATCCGCAAGGATGGAAAGTTTCAGCGTTCTGAATTCTGCCATATCACGTCCACTTCTTCAGAATGCGATCGAATGCCTGAACCCATTGAGCGACTAGTTGAGGCTGAATGCGACGGAGTGTCGGATAGATGAAGTATCCAGCGTTACCCCGGAGCCCTGCTCTCGGAGTGCGTCTTGGAAACTGTCGGTATCGATTAGAACCGAACTCAAAACCACGCCATAACTCTTTCGTCGAACCACCACCGCTAAAACGCTGACTGGCGAACCCATAAGAGAATTCGCCCACTTTTGATGTTCTGCT